ATAACTCACTTATAAAATCATAATCTCCACCTCGATTTGGAACCCAATCAATTAAATTTTTTGAGTGAACTATAATACAAAGAGTACTAATGTCATTTAGTTTCGGGGTTTTACCGAAATTTTGTATTGACGGTACTATTTTCTTATATAATTGTGCTTTATATATGTTAATAACATCTTTCATAACCCAATCAAACATAGGTGTCTGTATCATAGCGTCATCATCGTCTAAGTACATAACCCACCCACTAAGAAATGGCTTCACAATATTAAAATAATAATTATAAACAAATTTCAAATCCCTATTTAATTTTATTTTGTTTGTAATTCTAGATACAGTATTTTTATTAATAAGATAATATGTCCAATTTAATTTTCCCATACTTTCTCTAACATATTCCAAATCAGATTCATCATCAATAGTAACATGAATTTTAGCTGTCGGATAAAATTTACGGATACTATTGATACAATTTTTAAAATAGTTTTTTCTACCTGAAGTTCTAACTATAATATTAAAAATTTCCTCATTATAATTTAAATTATTATAATGTACTCTATCTGTTAACAAAATGTCATCACCCATAGTATTTCGAACATGTCTTACTGTATCACCATCAATTATCTTGTTACCATTATCATTAATAATTCCAGCATTTTTGAATACCCCTCTATTTTTTGACTTATCAAATAATATATTATCACCAGCCCATATTTTAATTTGTTCAGGTATATAAGTATACTTTTTAATATACATAAACACACCATAACAGTTTCTAGGAAATTTGTTTACAGAATCTATTTTAAAATTATCATTAATTTCTCCTAATTGAGTACCAATAATATCAAATTCTGTTAGTAATATTGATTTTAATATTTTTGTCAAATCACGAATTAAAATATCATCATTAGCTAATATTATTTGATATCCTGATAACGAAACACCAATATTCCATGAAGGATTTACATATAAATTTTTACCTTCAGTATAATATATTATTTTTGAGTACTTTTCTAAGTTTGGTTTTTCTGATGGGTTATTATCAATAATGATAATTTCTTTAACTAGCTCATTTTTTTGATACACATCTAACATTTGATGTATTTTATCACTCTTCCACATTGTTGGGATGATGATACTGAAATATTTTTTTTTAATATTCATTTGATTAGTATTTATTGATAAATATATTTTAAAATTTTTTTATGGAAAATATAGAAATAATATCAGTTCACTATAAAACACCGGAATACATTTATGAACAATACGAATCAGTTAGAAACTTTTATCCGAATATAAATTATAGAGTAATTGATGGGAGTGACAATGGTGAAAGATATTTTGAAGATTTAGAAAAAAAAGATGTGAATTTTGTTACAGAGAGATTTGGATACAATATACATCATGGACCTGGAATGGATTATGGAATTAAAACATCAAACAAAGATTATTTATTAATAATTGATAGTGATGTAACATTAATAAAACCAATAATTGAGGATATGATAAAAGAATTTAAAGGTTATTCGGTGGGGAAACTTCTGACTTTAAATTCAAGTGGGTATGAAAAAACTCAAAAAAATTATAAGGGTGACAATAATTTTATATATTCATATATACACCCTTATTGCATGTTAATCAATAGAAATTCTTACTTAGAATTTAAACCCTTTATCAAACATGGGGCACCTTGTATTGAATCAATGATTGACATATATAATAAAAATAAAATAAACTTACTCTCTAATTTTAATATTGAAAATTATGTGAATTTAAGAATCAGAGGGACTTGTTCTAAATGGGGATATAATCTATGAAATTAGGAGTATTAATACCGACAAGAGGTGATAGAGATAAATTTCTTAGTCACGCAAAAAAATTACTATCAAATCAATCAATTCAGCCTGATGAAATACTCATCGTAGATTTTAATCCTACTGATGATAAGGTTGATATCACAAAAAGATACAGATTAGGATGTGAATCGTTATTTATCAACAAAAAATGTGATTTAGTAGTTTTTTGGGAAGATGATGATTGGTACGCCCCCAATTATCTTGAAAAAGTTTTCAATACTTGGAAAATAAATAAACCTGATGTAATTGGATTTGGTAAAACAATATATTATCATTTGTTCACAAAAAAATATTTAATTGTTAATCATCCTGATAGGGCATCCGCTTGTTGTACCGCGGTTACAAAAGAAATATTAAATATTAAATTTCCTGATGATTCATATCCTTATTTAGATATTGAGATATGGAAACAGATTAATAAAAAGGAAGTCATAAATGAGCTAAAATTTTATCATTTAGGTTTAAAACACGGTATAGGTAAAACAGGTGGAGGAGGTCATCCTATAAATTGGCCGAAATATAAAGAAAATGATTTTGATGATAATTTTATTAAATCAATAATAGACAATGAATCATTTTTATTCTACCAATCTTTGAAATCCGATATTAAACCATAATATTAATGTATTGTCAAAATTGACAATGAGTATTTTTTCTTCTATTTATTTAGAACAAAAAATAAAAATTATGGAAAAAGTATTAGTATTAAATGCTGATTTCACCCCAATAAATGTAACCTCAGTATATAAAGGATTTACCTTGGTTAACAAAGGAAAGGCTGAAATCTTGAAGGCAAGTAACAAGCCATTATGTACAGGAGTCAAAGAATTTGTACGTCCCTTAATTATCCGTTTATTAAACTTTGTTAAGTTCAGAGTTAATAAATTGAAGATTAACAGACACAGATTATACAGAAGAGATGGTCATGAATGTACATATTGTGGTAGTAAGAAAAATCTAACCATTGATCACATCATCCCAAAATCAAAGGGAGGACAAAATACCTGGATGAATTTAATAACTTGTTGTTCTCCATGTAATAGATTAAAAGATGATAGAACACCAGAACAAGCAAATATGAAAATGAATATTCTTCCCTATGAACCAAATATATTCTCAGAAATAATTAATTCTTCAGTTGGTGATTTATGGGAAGATTTCAAAACGACATTCTACTAAACACAAAAGGACGTAAAAACGTCCTTTTGGTAGATGTTGGATACCTCCCTTTCTTTTAGTCGAGTTTATCCCATGCAAGTCCTACCTCGCAGGTATCTTTAAATAGAGTTTTTACGCATCTTTACGATAGATAAACTTTCTCTAATTATATTTGTCAATCTATCAGTAGATTCCCTTAAGAAAAAAGGAGAACTAGCTCTAAGTGATTTTAAAAATTCCATTTTATTTCTTCTTCCTAATGATTTAAATCCTTTCTCATTATACCATTCCGCCATACACTTATTTACTTGGTTTTTCATCATAACTAAATCTCTTTTTTCAACAGGTATATTTCCCTCTACATTTGAATATTGTTGAATTAATTCATAGTAAGAATCAATTGCTGTAATACAATCTGATTTTGATGTGCTTATTTTAGTCCATGGTTTACAAACAAAAGTACCTTGTTCAAAAGTAGATCCATAAATTTTATACAAATCTACTTTAGCCACAGTACCATCTTCAAAGTCACCTTGAGCACATTGTGTATAATCTTTCGATTTAAAGTATTCGTATACTTCCTTTTTTTTATTAGTGATGTCAAAAACGGAAGCAGTACCTTTTCTAGGTTTATATGCGTATATATTGATAAGTTGATTATTAATTGTCTCAATCCATGATGCTACACCTTTGATTTTATCCCAATATAACCCACCTTCTTTAATATCTTTATCGGTATTTAAATTAACTAATTCCCAGTCTCCGATTTCTGAATCATTAACATCACTTACCCCTCGGTATCCTAAACCATTTTCAGAAACTGGTTTAGTAACGAAATCATAAAGTGATTTTGCATATCCTGTTAAATTTGTTGGGTTTTTTAATTTTTCCAATTTTTCACATCTATAAGCAACTGCTTTTACGAAGGTATAGTTTTCTGGCGTACCAGTATATAAATAAGTCATTTTACGTCCTGGTATTTTTTTTGAGTCCACACTAGTATGGAATGCGAACATTTTTTTTCCATCTTCTTCCGCTACTTCCTGAATAGCATTTAATTCAGGGAAATCAGGAACAGGAACATTAGGTACGAAACCTCGTCTATAACAATCTGCGACACAGGCTTGATTTAAAAATGGGTCTATAACTTGACTACATAGTTTTGTTTGCTGTTTTTTATATAAATCTTCGGATTGTTCTTTAATTATATTTTTCATTTTAATTTTATTTTAAATTATGTTAATCAAATAGCTATTGATGAACTCATTCCACATTTACTTTGAATTCTTTTATAAATATCAAAGGTTAGTTCAAAACCATATCCTTCTTTTTCTAATGCGTCTAAAACTTTTGGTGTAAACTTACCATCCTTTGGTAAACCTAAACAAATTTGTACCGTTCCAATTACACCATCATTAATACATCCAATTGACATAGGGAAGTCATCACACTTTTCATACTTTCCATCCCAACTTGAAATTATTTTTTGTTTTTCCGTTTGTACCGATGTTTCTTTTTCTCTGATGTCTGTTTCATCTTCAAAATCACTGATGTTACTACATGGTAGAGAATGTTCTTCCCCGCCACTTAATGTTACAAGAATATCTAAATCATCCTCATCACTCCATTTTCCTTTATATTTTCGATTATCAGTTTCAAATGTATTATCAATATAAAATCTACCACCACCATTTTCATCAATAAATTCATTACCTGTTTCAGTAATTATAATATACTCAAGTTTTTCCTCATACATTTTTTTAAAATCATCAGGACTTTGACCTCTATATAAACATTTCGGATACTTCTTAATTTTTTGATTTAAATTGTTCCATAAGTAATATGCAACACCAATACTACCCGCCAACCAAAAAATCTTCCAAAAATTACTAATAATAAAACCACCAACCCTAAACGGAGCTTGAAGTATTTCCCAAGCAATTTCAGCATAACTTTTTCTTGCGGATGTACTCCCAAGACTCTGTGCCGACATCCTTTGAGTGTTTGTTAGTTTTGGTGCTTTTGGTTTTACAGTTGATTTAATATCATCCAAAAATTTACCGCCAGTTCTCTTATATCTATCAATCAAGAATTTAGCATCGTCACCACTATAACCTTTAGAAATCAAATCATCTACTATCTTTTTTTCTTTTGTTGAAGTGAAAAAATCTTGGAATGCTTTACTCTTAACCATATCGTCAGCTAGTTCTTTTCTTGTCTCGGCATTTTGAGTATTTTTAAATACTGTCTTTCTAAACGACCCAAGTTCTGAACTAGTAAATGATTTAGCCTCAAGTTTTGCGGTTACTTCAGCGGCATCAACACCAAATTTTTTCATCTCAGTTGGTATCAATCTGAATAATTCCTCAACCTCTTTAAGAGCGGTTTTAGATAAAGTTCCCGCTTCACGTCCACCCCATTTAAACAAATTACCTAATATACTTTGTTCATTTAGAACATTGTTATAATTTTCATCTAAAGTTTTTTTATTATCATATTTTGATAATAATTGAAATCTTTCTATTTCTTCTTTTAATATCTTGTCCATTTTATTTTTTAAATTTAAACTGTGTATTCTGCTTCTCCCGACATTAAATTAGGAATTGGCATATCCCCACCTGGTACACCAGATTGTCCACCTGAAAAGGATTTACTTAGTTTATCTATACCTTTTTCCGTACTATATATTAATCCTGATGCTAGAGTTCCTGAAGCAATTGATTTGGGGGATAAAAGTTTTTTGAGATAAAAAAGTAATGTGTTTATTATTTTTTGACCTGAACCTAAAATTCCTTTTATAAAAGTTCCACCAGCAGGAAATCTAGTCGCCAACCATTCTGACGCTCGTGTTAACATTCCAGGAGCATCTTTAGCCGCTTTAGCCATGATTTTTAAATTTTCACGTCCTACCGCTTCTATTACTTGTGCTTCTGTCTTAGCACCTGTTAACGCAGTTCTAATTGAACTTACTACACCAGCCGATGTAACTAATCCAATAATGTCTAATCCTAAAAACAGATATCTTGTCCACTCCATTCCTTTTTCTATCGGTGTCTCAAAATCGTTCTCAACTATTTCATAAATGTCTAATGCTACAATTATCGCCCATGGAATCCATTGAACCGTTTTACCAATTCCTGATGCAACTAACATAATATCAAGTATCATTCCGACAGGATGATACATGGCATCCCTTAATCTTCTAGCAAAATATTTTGCACCTGCTCCAAGTAAATTTACAACTTCATTCCACTCACCTCTTGATATATGTCCAAGTAAATCCTTAGCACCTTGATAGGTTGTACCGACAAAATCAGTTACCCCTTTAACAGCTTCCTTTCCCTTTTCAGCCGCCCAGTTACCCCAGCCCTTTAATTTGTTCCATCCCCATTCAGACCAAGATTCCTCATTCATTATCTGCCTGAAAACAGGTTTTAAACATGAATAATTTGTTTTACTTTCAATCAAAAGTTGATTATCTAATCTATCAAGATAGGATTCTTTTATTTGTTGAGGAATATTTGTTGCGGTATTGAATGAATGTCTTAAAAATATTTTGAAATTATCGAAGTTTTCCCAAATATTACCAATTTTGGTTTTATTTTCGATGTCGTAAAGTTCATCCAAGAAAATCACATATTTTTCATCAGGAGACAACCAATCCGTAATGACAGGAGAATCATTCATCTCAAACAATTGAGCATTTTCATTTAGAGTCGTTTTATTATCATACGACATTAAAAATTTTGCTCTATTTATTTTATCATTCATTTTACTTTTATTAATAAATATTTCATTATAGTAAAGTGTTTGCTTTACCTCTAGTTATTTTTACAATATCTCTCCATTTAGTTAAACCAATTTGATTTGCAGGACCTCTTGTTACCCCAGTTTCCCATTTTGTTACCGTGGGATATTCAGGTTTATCGCCACCACCTGAATCGGCTCCTCCGGCAGGTGCTGCGTCTTGTTCATCAAGTTCGCCATCAACATCTTTTTTGGGTGTATATTCCCTCATTAAATCCATAATGGAATCAATATCTAATTTCATTAATAAAATTCTGTTTTAGGTAATTTATCCGGAAATACAACATAATATTCATTTAAAAACGTTATGATTTCATCTTCATCGATTTTATCATCTTCTTCATAGTAATCACCATTTAAATCGTACTCCTCATTAGATTCAGGAATAAAATCAAATCCAAAATCCTTAATTTCATCAAAATATATTTTGTCGTATCTTATTTCATCTTCAGTATCCATATTCATCCTGAACGATACTTCCAGAACATTTGAAAAATAGTTAATATGGAATAATACTAATTCTATAATTTCCATGATATATTTAAATATATTAATTAGTTTTAGGTAAAACTCTGTTTATTATATTTTTAACCGTAGTTGATAAATTACTTATTACGTTATTGATACTATTCAATGAGAAACTACCCAATATTGTTTTCGCTAATGGGGATTTAACAGCATTTGATACCGCAGTTTGTAATCCAATAACCATTCTATCAACATATCCGAATAACGATCTTAACGCACCCTCAACTAATTTAGTCATCACTTTTGTTTTTATGTATTTTTTAATCGCAGGTGCAAATGATTGAGCAGGTCCAGGTAAAACTATAAAAACTCCAGCAACTGCCGCCATGAGATATAACTCATTTTGTTTTTGAGAATCTGTCGCTAAACTAGCCTCGAACAAATATGCTAATGTATTCAAAGCATCTATAACCGCACCAGATCCTGGTATTATAAAGTCAGCAGCAATCGATAAATAGTCTCCGAATGTGTGTAAAAATTCACTAGCATTACCTATTAATTCTGATACCCCTGTCGATATTAAATTTGGTTCTTCTGAATATTTTCCTGAACATCTAGCCCTTAATTTAAGGTCTTTTTGTGTTTGAGTTAAATTATTCCACTCAGGCCAAATCTTTGTATTATTGACAACGTACTTACCATTCTTCCACTCATATTTTTTGAATTCTGAACTATAATATAATTTTTGATACTCTGAAGAATTTGATTTTAAAACCTTTGATTTCCCGCATTCATCAACAAACTGTATATCTTGAGATTGTTGTTCCCCCAATAACATCAATAATTTACTCTTACTTATAGTATATGGTTTATTACTTACCATTTGTAATTAGTAATTTTTAAAGCGTTTAAACATATCCAATGTTTTATTAAGTTGTTCTTGTAGAGGTTCCATTTCTTCTTCATCAATTCCCTCTAAACCAAAAAGATTAATATCACCAAATTCGGATTCATCCTCATCTTCAAATGTGCCATGTTCAAAATCGTCATCACCATCAGCAATTTTATCAGTTAAATCAAATTCATCTTCCTCATTATATTCCATTGATTCATTAATATTCATATTGGAATATAGTTTAACTTCTCCTTTATTATTAAGAACCAAACCACCTTTATCATTAGCATAATCTTGGACATATAATGGTTGTTGATTAATCTGTTGTCCATATGATGTGACAAACCCATCATACACTTGTTTATGTTGATCTAAAATATTTGTTCTGTCTTCAGGTGTTACCTTAAAAAAATATGCACTCATAATTTTGTTGTTTTTATATAAATATCTTTATTTATTTATTAAAATTCTCAAGTTTTCTTCTCATAACTCTAAGTAATTTTTCATTTCCTTTATCTATTAAACTTTTTTCAGTTTCCCACCTATCAACACCTGATATTATCGCCAATTTTCTTCCGTCTTCCCAATTAACATCATATTGATCATCACCAAATACGGATATAGCTCCTGTACGAACCACACCAAGACTCATCGTATCAACAGGGTTTGGATCTTCCATGTATATTAACATTATTATATCACCGATTTTTAATTTTGGACTTTCCATAAGTTTGAATATTTATTAATAATAATTATACGTTATGAAGATAATAATTACAGAATCACAAACTAAAATATTAATAACCGAAAATGTTTTGAGACAAATCGGAATTTTTTTCAAAGACAGTTTGAAAAATATAAAAGAAATTATCAAGTCAGCATCAGAACAGATTGGAATGAATCTCCAATTTATGATGACGTGGGGGGCAGGTATAGCTGGTTTTATAGGACCAATCACCGAATATATAAAAGGACAATTTCCTGACTTAAATGATATTGAACTTAGTTTAATTATTACATCGTTAATTGCAACATATTACACAAATAATAAAAAAGTTCTTAACAATTTATATAATAAAATACAAGAACAGGGTTTAGGTAAATATTTTGAGAAAATACTGAAGAAAAGCGATGAGTTTTATAATGTTTTCAGTGAATTTATCAAAAGTTTGGCGACAACAAGTCATTCTATGGTTAATATGATGAGTTATACATTCATTATACCCATTTTACCAATGTTATATGAATCAATAAAAACAGGAATGTTTGAAAATGTTGATTTAGATGAAATTGTAACCATGATAACTGGTTTTGGTGGATTAACCATCGGTAGTATTCTGATTAAAAATTTATTAATTAAGTTATCAGAAAGGTTTAAGAAATAATTTGTCTTAGTTGTTTTTTTTCTTTAAATTGTTGTAAACAAACCTCAATAATCTTATGCGAAAATTCGATTTTAAAGACATTACATTAGTCCCTGAAACCCTCTCCTCAATTTCATCAAGAAATGAGATTGATATTAAAAATTCAAACAACAAATTACCAATAATTGTTAGTCCAATGGACACGGTTATTGATTATAGTAACTATTCCGTATTCTCAGATATGAAAATGGAAGTGTGTTTACCAAGAAACGAAAGATTAATTCCAAATGAATATGATGGGTTTATATCAATATCTTTGACAGAATTTGAGTCAATGGTTAGGATACACAAACATTTTGAAGTAGAACCCATTGAAACCAAAATATTGGTTGATATTGCCAATGGTCATATGACAAAATTACAACCTATGAAAAGTTTGCTGAATTGGGGGTTGATTATGTCCGAGTTGGTATTGGTGGAGGATCTGGTTGTCTTACATCAGCAAATACCGGAATACATTACCCAATGGCTTCCCTAATTTCAGAATGTTATCAAATCAAAAAGAAAAGAAACTACCATACTAACATTATTGCCGATGGTGGGTTCAGAAATTATGATGATATAATCAAAGCATTGGCACTAGGTGCTGATTATGTAATGTTAGGTGGGGTTTTAAACAAATCCCTTGAATCTTGTTCCCCAGTTTATATTGGAAAACTAATTCCATTGAATAAATCAACGTCAAAATATATGTGGGATAACCTTAAATTTTTGAGGAGATTTATGTTTAAGAAATTCAGGGGTATGAGTACCAAAGAAGTTCAGAAAAAGTGGGGGAAACAGAAATTAACAACATCGGAGGGTATTGTTAAGTATAATAAGGTTGAATATACAATGGAAAAATGGATTGAAAACTTTGAAGACTACTTAAAGTCAGCAATGTCTTATACCAACTCAAGAACTTTGGAAGAATTTAAAGAAACAGAATATGTATTTATAACACAGAATGCTTTGAATAGGTATTATAAATAACATATCAAAAAAAAAATATGGAAAAATCAAGATTATTAAATTTTATCAAAAAAACACATAAGTTTTATTCGAGTAATGCAACACCTAAAGATGTTTATTACGCATTAATAACTAATCCTGAAATGAGGCCGGCATTTAATTCAATGTTAAAAGGTAAGGATATTGCGTTATATAGTTTTTTGGTTCCAAAATTCAAAGAAAATCCAAATATTGAGGACTTATATGATGCGGTAAATAAATTTTTGACTGCGTTTAGATTATCGTATATCGAAGAACATAATCCAACAAAAAAATGTGATCAATGTGATGATGGTTTAATTAATTGTGATGTGTGTCACGGAACTGGGGAAGAAACTTGTCGTGATTGTGGTGGTAAAGGTAATACTGATTGTGATGATTGTGGTGGTGATGGTGAAGATTCCGAAGGTGAATCTTGTGATACCTGTCAAGGTGGTGGAACTTTAGAATGTGACACTTGTCACGGTACTGGTGATGAACATTGTCAATATTGTGATAATGGTTACATCTCTTGTGATGAATGTGGTGGTTCAGGTAATATTGAAACCACCGATACTGTTTTAATCGAAAGACAAAATTATTTAACCTATAATCCTGAAATTATTGATAAAATGAAAAAAATGGAAGAAGGGGATGTTTTTGACGAATCATTATTGGACATCATGTATATTAGTGACTCAGTAATACTTTTAAATTCAGTTGAGGATTATTCCGATTATGATTTTCATGTTGATAGGGAAGACGGTGAATTTGTTTTTGAATTTGAATTACAAAATCCGAAATTGAATATAACACCGTATAGTAATTTAACTATAATATGGAAATCAGAACCTTAAGATTAGAATCACCTTTTATTACTCTATGATAAACCCCTATCGGTATATAATATTTTTCTCCAACTGTCAACCTCTTAGGTAGTTCATCATCCATTTGTAGATACCAATTTTCCCCTTCCAATACCTCAACAAGTCTATTCTCTCTGTCACGATGCCATTTCAGTTCGTCTGAATCAACGTTTGGAGAGAATATTCTTAGTTTTTTATTGTCAATTATTTGTTGTTGATATGGTAGGTTTTCCATTACCAAGATTTTGAACTTTTAAGCCCTAATTTCTTAGCATGTCTCCCCACATTGCAACTCCAATACCCAGCCATAGTTCTATCTTTCTTTTGGGCACAATTATGTCTCGCCCTAAATGATTTTGCCGCTTTAGGATTTCTATTTCTTACTTTAAGATTGGGATCACCAAATGTAACTTTCTTGATTGTCCCTTTTGGTGTTTTAACATATACTGCAAATTTCTTTGGACCTCCAGGTGTTCTGAATGGTGAATTTAATTTAACATTTTTTCCTCTATGTTTAGCTTCAGACAATAATTCCTCAACTTCTTCTTCATACATTGGAGCATCTAACCAAACTTCATCACCATTTTCCAATAATACCTTTTTACCTAAATCGGATTCTACTAACCAAATATCTTCATCATTTAATCGTATTTTACCTTCATTAAATAAATTTCTCACTTCATTAATAAGCTTGAAGTATTTGTCTGAGTATATTCTAAATATGTTTTCATTTAATGGTATTCTATTTTCCAAATGATATTTTAAATCCTCAGAAATCAAACAAGATTCGGTTAACTTCATTGATGGGTTTACTGTTTCTTTGAGAACTTTTTTTATTAATCTATCTATATTTTGTTCCATATCTTTTCTTTTTTTATAAATATTACCTATCATTAATATAAAACCATCTAAAAATAATATGTACTACATTTATGCAATTTTTTATACATTAATAAGAATATTTGTATTCTCAAAAATATTCTATCTATTCATTATGACATCACAATATCCTGAATCCCATGATGTAAGTTTGTTAACATGGTGGATTTATTTTTTGATATTTGACATATGGTTATTACAAATGTTACCAGATAAAAAAACAAATCAAGAAAATAAACCAAATGATAATGATATTCTACAGTAAAATTTATTCCTCTACGACATATTTATAAAGAAAAAAATTTATGAAAAATATTATCGTGAAAGAATCTGAAATACGTAAAACACTTAGAAGGATTGTAAACGAGGACATGAGTCCTGAAATTGATGAGAAAAAAAACAAACCAAGATGTGTTGCAGGAAATGTAATTCCGTTGGATGAAATAGTCGGAACTGCCGATGAATATATTGATTATGCTCCAGGTGTTAATAAGAGAAAACTTGGGGTAAACTCAATGGTTGATACTTTGGGAATTCTTAACAACATAAGATTATTTAAAGATGTTAAAGACGGTGGAGCACATTTGGCTTATAATATGATGCACCATTTGGATAAGTTCAGAAATAAAAACTATTATGATGAGACATCAGGACAGTGTAATAAAGCCATGGATAAAATCATCGAACTTTACAAAGAAAATGAACATGGAACTGAACTTGTTAAAGATATTGAAAGAGTTTTAAATCTTCAAACAAAAGATGATGAATACACTCCATCCCCAAGAACTAAAGAATATCTAAAAAGATGCTTAGCTTTAGTTAAAGGAGAATAATCTAACCTCTTAGGAGGACTTTTAGGACCGTTACTAGTTATGGTAACAAAAAAAGAGGACATCGCTACGTCCTCTTTTTCTTTTTAAGGTATTTATAATAAAAACACAATGAAAACTAAACTATTCTTCGGATGGGAAAACATTAAATGGTTTTTCAAAGAAATTACAAATATGTATTCTACAAAACCATCATTCTTTTCTAAAAAAAGAATTGAGTCAGGTGTTGCATTTGCTGTCGCTCAATGGGGTATGATTTTCTTCCTTTTAGAAAAACATTCATCATTGACTATGACTGATTTAATTATGTGGGCGGGAGTTGAATTCGCAATTTCAGGGTACATTATACACCAAATACAAAAAGAAAAGAAAACTGAGGAACAAAAAGAAGAAACCCCCAACGAATAGTTGAGGGTTTTTTATTTATTTAACTTCTTCAAATTCAACGTCTGAACCTGTAAATCCTTCACTGTTTTCAGTCTGTCCTACATTACTATAGAGTTCCTGAGTAACTTGTTGCATTTTAGTATTAACATTATCAAGAGCTTCATTTATTTTGGTTACATCCCCTGAATTTTTAGCTTCTTTTAGTAGCTCAATACCACTTTTTATTTCATCCTTCTGAGGTTCACCAATTTTTTCATCCAAATCTTTTAATGTCTTTTCAATATTGAATATTACATTATCAGCTTCATTGATTTTCTCAACTTTTTCTTTAACCAACTTATCACTTTCAGCGTTTTCTTCAGCCTCTCTCTTCATTCTATCGATTTCTTCTTGGGATAAACCTGAAGATGATTCAATTCTGATGGTTTGTTGTTTATTTGTACCCTTATCTAGTGCCGATACATTGATAATACCGTTTGCATCAATATCGAATGTCACTTCAATCTGTGGAATACCTCTCATTGATGGCGGAATACCATCCAAATGGAATCTTCCAATGGTTTTATTGTCTTTCGCCATTGGTCTTTCCCCTTGTAATACGTGAATTTCAACAGATGGTTGATTATCTACGGCAGTAGAGAAAATTTGTGACTTTTTGGTTGGAATTGTTGTGTTTGCATCGATTAATTTAGTCATAATACCTCCCATTGTCTCAATACCTAGTGAAAGTGGGGTAACATCCAATAAAAGGACATCTTTTACATCACCAGCTAACACCCCACCTTGAATAGCAGCACCTAAAGCCACAACTTCATCAGGATTTACTCCTTTTGATGGTTCTTTTCCAAAAAATTTCTTAACCGCTTCTTGAATTGCGGGAATTCTTGTTGAACCTCCAACCAAAATAATCTCATCGATATCTTTTGTTGTTAATCCAGCGTTTTTTAGTGCTGATTTACAAGGTTCAATTGTTCTTTCAACCAATTTGTCAATTAATTGTTCAAATTTGGATCTTGTTAGTGTTTTAACTAAGTGTTTTGGTTGATTTTCAATTACCATAAAGTAAGGTAAGTTGATTTCAGTACTTTGAGATGATGAAAGTTCAATTTTAGCCCTTTCAGATGCTTCTCTAAGTCGTTGAATCGCCATAGAATCCTCAACCCATCCATTATTGTCATTTTTGAACTCAGATGTCAACCAATCAACGATTGCATTGTCAAAATCATCACCTCCAAGGTGAGTATCCCCATCTGTTGACAATACTTCAAACACACCTCCACCCAATTCAAGGATAGAAACGTCATGAGTACCACCACCACAGTCAAAAACAACGATTTTGGAGTCTTTATTCTTCTTATCAAGTCCGTAAGCTAATGCGGCTGCGGTTGGTTCATTGATAATACGTTTAACATTTAGTCCTGCAATCTCTCCAGCCTCCTTTGTTGCTTGTCTTTGAGCGTCATTGAAGTATGCGGGTACTGTAATAACCGCATCAGTTACAGTTTGACCCAAGTAATCCTCAGCAGTTTGTTTCATTTTCTGTAAAACCATAGCCGAAAGTTCTTGCGGGGAATACTCCTTACCATCAATCTTAACTTTAGGAGTGTTATTTTTCCCTTTTGTGACATTATATGGTACTCTCTTAACCTCAGACTTAATTTCGTCATAATTTGAGCCCATAAATCGTTTAATTGAATAGATTGTCTTCTCAGGATTTGTTACTGATTGTCTTTTTGCAGGATCCCCCACCTTTCTTTCACCACCATCTATAAATCCAATAATAGATGGGGTAGTTCTTTTACCTTCTGAATTGGTGATAATCACTGGTTCACCATTTTCCATAATTGCTACACACGAATTTGTAGTCCCTAGGTCTATACCCAAAATTTTACTCATAATTTAAATGTTTTTTGTTTAATTATATGTTTTATTTCTTATGGTGTCAATCCATAATTCATAAAACAATTGATAAAAATTAAACCAATTAAAATTTAACTGACAATTTGTCAGTTTTATTAAATTTTTAGTTAAATTATGTCTTTTTTAAAATTTATTTGTATTTATTCCTAAAAGTAAAAATAATGGACATCAACTTATACAACATATTAAAAAGATAAATCTAATCCTCCTTGTCATTAGGGGGATTTTTTTTTATAATTAACCAATAAACATTAAAATTAAAAAATGAAAAACACAAAAATCTACAACGAGTTAGTTCAGAAAATGAGAAACTTCTTCCAATCAAAAGGATTCTTGGAAGTACCAACACAATCAAGATTGTCAATCCTTGCAGCGTGTGAAAACCCACACTCAATCACTAAATTTGAATATTCAGGACAGATTTGGCCTTTACCTCAAACAGGTCAAATGTGGTTGGAGTATGAACTACTTAAAAACCCTGAATATCCTGGTGTGTATTGTATCTCAACATCTTATAGACAAGAGAAAACACCAATCCCTGGTCGTCATGATTTAATCTTCCCGATGTTTGAAGTGGAAACTAAAGGTACAAAAGAAGATATGGTTAAACTTCAAGCAGAAATGTTAGAATATCTTGGTTTTGATGTTCCGACTGTTGCCGACTACAATGAACTTTGTGAAAAATACGGAACAGAAATCCTTGAAGCTGAACACGAAACAAAAATGTGGAATGAAATCGGTGATTCAATCTCACTTCAGAACTTCCCACTAAGAACAAACCCATTCTGGAATATGCAAAAGGGTGAAGGTGAC